ATCCATGACATATTAAATCCCCTTTAAAGCCATTATTTGGCTTTCAATTAACTTATTACTTGAATCAAACAATGCCATATCGTCTGGCTCAATTAACTCTGCTTCAATCTCATCTAAATCAGTTTTATCAGTTTTATGAAAAGTAATACCTATTGCATCTGTCTTTGCATACGTTACTCTTTTAGTGCCAGGCTTGCTTGCAATTATATCGCCAGCAGTCAATGTTTTCATACCATTTTCTGTCCAAACAATAATCTCACCTTTAGCACATAAAAAGAAATGATCTTTAAGATGTACTTTGCCTACAATCAATGTGCCAGCAGGTCTAGTTAATTTGCGACAATACATACCACCTGAAAAATAATGTTCAGTATCTAATTCAGCTTGTGGCATTTTAACCATTTCAGATTGCAGTTTTTCTATTTGCTCTCTAGTAGGTGTTTTTAATTGTTCTGCAATATTAGACATTATAGTACGGCACCTTATAAGGTTTACCTGCTACTGATATATTAATAAAACCTACAGGCTTTGCAGGTAGATTAGCTGTACCTGTTGTTGCTGTAGGTGCGCTAGTAAAGTTTAATAAGTTAAGAAAAAACTGTTGCCAAGCACGAGAAGGCCTTTTAGTCTGAGCATCTAAAAACTCAGTCTGTGGGTAAGGATTAGTTTGACTGGTGCCATATATACCATTAGCCATTATGATTCGCCCTCTGAAGCCTTAAGATTAGCTGAAATAATAACTGCTTTAACTGGGTCAGTTACAACTACTTCAAATATTCTATCTCGTGCCCAACCTAATCTACGCCATATTGCACGATTCTTATAATGACCTATCTTACCTATTGTTGTCCAATGTTCATTAGACCATGTGCTACCACCATCATTTGACCATCTAAGCATAGCTTGTGGATCAGTAAGAGGTGTATTAGCATTAACTTGTGGTACTAAAGAAAATTCAATATAAACTGTTACACCATTAGCTACTACATAAGTTTGACCATTATTAATAATTAATGGGCTTTGTATGCCATTAGTAACAGCACTTGCAGTACCTAATATACCAACACCAGGTTGAAACTGTATTTGTAATTCATCAAAGTATTGTCTTTGTAAATCTGTAACTAAATGAGGGCATCTTCTTAATCTTCTAACTTCTACACCATCATCTGTATATGTATCAGGATCAAGTTTATAAATATGCCCATCTGCATAATCACCTACTACAACTAATCCTTGAAATACCGCACTACAACTACCTGTGTACATATTGTATTGACCAGTTAATGGATCAGTTGCTAACCATTTATGCCACATACCTGTTGTAATATCATATACCCAAGTCAAATTAATAGTAGGAAAACTTACAACATAACACTCATGTCCTTCTAATTGATATGTCCAAGCTATTGCATCACCTACATACTTATTAACTAAAGTATTTTCTACAGCATGAGTTGATATGCGTTGTGGTATATAACCATTCATTTGCATAATTTCAGATTGCCCACGTTGATTTCTTGAAACGTAAGCAAAAGAATTGCCTAATCTTGATACTGAAGATTTTGCAGCAATTCCATGTTGTGTTGATGTACCTGGTATGCGTTGAAAAGCGAAAGGGAACGTACCTACATCTACCCATACTTCTGAAGAAGTTTCACCTAATAAATAAACTTCTCTATGATCTACAATTAATGTAACAAGATTATCAGGTGCGCCATCTTTAGATGAAAAACTTAAAGGCTGACTAATAGGAGATAAAGGATTAGTTGCTCCCCATTGTTGAGTATTAGGTTTATTATAAACAAAATAGTTATCAACAATATCTACTGAAGTAGCACCACTAAATGCACCATCACTATTAGGCAATACGCTAAAATTAAGCGCATATAATGTTTCTGAACCTACAGTTTGTGAAGCACTTACTACATAATTACCTGTACCACCAGAACCTGTACCAAAAGTAAGCGTTAATGTTAAGTTTATTCCTGCACCACTACATGATGTAGAAACAGGATTAGTAGGTAATGAAGTATAAGCACCTGCATTAGTCATTGTTAAACCTGTTACTACACCTGCTGATACTGTAGATACAATATAAGTTGCTGGCGTTGTACCATATACACCACCTAAAACTGTAATTACATCATTTACGTTATAACCTGTGCCACCAGTCGTTATTGTTTGACTTAGAACTGTGCCACTACCTAATGTGGTAATAATAGTACCTGCCGTTACTCCAGTACCTTGTATAGTCTGTCCTGGATATAATGTACCTGATACTGCTGTTACTGTTAATGTTGTACCTGAAATTGAACCTGTTAGCGTTGCAGCTACAGCAGCACTATTCATTATTTCTGAAGTTTCAGTTTGTGAAATATTAACTGTATAAGTACCTGGGCCACCACTACCACTACCTAAAGCAGTAATAACAGTTTCAGCAGTTAAACCAACACCAAACAAAGATTGACCTACACCAATACTTCCACTTTTTAATAAAGTAACAGTTAAAGTTGTACCTGATATTGAGCCTGTAAATACTGCACTAGCAGGGTTTGATATGCGCCATGTATAACGATATGAACCATCAACTATATAAACATTTAATCCATTATCAGTAATTCCTACCATGCCAGAATTAGAATTTAATGTGCCTATTAATGTAGGGTTAAAGTCTGAAGCCATTACATAAACATAAGGGCCACATACTGCTACTAAATAATTGCCACCTGATACAGTTCTCATGCCTCGTACTTGAGCTTGATTTTGTAATAAAATTAATGATTGCAAACCAGGTGTTGGATATAAAGCTACAATACCTCTACTTGCTGCTGAAGTTGCACTAGCAGGGGATTTTAATGGGTCAATTTCTGGGCGCCAGTTAATACACTCTTGCGAATCTTGATAAATACTAGGTGCTTCATAACTTGGCCCAACAAATCCAAAATCCATACTTAACCCCTATTCTCTATATAAGAATCACCACGTATTAAAGTTTTCATACTTGCTCTACATACATAAATTAGCGGAATATGTCAACTGAAGAAGCCCCCACTCAAAATCCAACCTGCGTCACGGGCTCTGCTGACTAGCATTGAGCTAGGATAACTTGCAGAAGCAATAGGCTTCATGTTATTACGTTTAATCGTAGATTTAGATTCTTGTGCATATTGATTAATCATGCCTATTTGTATTTGTGAGGCTTTGCCATACATAGGCATTAATCGTTCTGCTAGATTCCATCTAAGAGCCATTGAATAACCTTGAGGTAGAGCAATCTCATCATACAAATTAGTATAGTTACTAAAGATTGTACTTGAGAATATGTGCATCTCACCTTGAGCAGGGTTTGGCCATACAAATACATTACCTGTTACAGCGTTAGGATTGTAATAAAGTGCTTTAGGCCAAGGGCCGTTAAGTGTCTTTAAGCCAATCTGATTATAATTCTCTAAAGCTAAGATACTAACTTGATAATCTAAACCACCATTTAAAACAGGTTGGCCGTTACTTTGAGTGTTTACTCTTACATACGCTTGGTCAATGTATAAAGGCTTCTGGTAATAGCCTGTAATTGATTGTGAAGCTATTGGTGTTTGATAAGGTATGTTTAATTCATATGTACCTATTTCATTTACGTTGCCACCTGCACCTGTTAAGAATTGAACAATCTTAGTTCCTGCTGTAATGCCTGCACCTTTTAATGTTTGACCTTGTGCGATTGCGCCACTTGTTATGCCTGTTACTGTCAGAATATTACCTTGAATTGAGCCTGTAAATACAGCACCAATAAAGTTAGCAGTAGAGGGTGTAGGGCCTATCGTGTATTGGACTTGACCTGCAATAAGAGGAAAGATAATTTCAGTCGTATTGTAGACCATCATATCTTCATTAGACCATTGATCTACAAGATCATTAAGCATATCAAAAGCATCTTGAGTAGCTTCAGGTGTTGGTGTTTCGCCTGATTCTAATGCTCCTATATCTTTTAAAGCTCGTGAAATAATCTCTAGTGGCATCGTCATAATAGTTCCTTATGTAGGCGTAAATACTTGTGGCAACCAAGGTGCAACAACAGTACCATTAGTTTTTATTTCATTTAATTGTTCTTCTAAGCGAGATTTTATAATATTTATGCCATCTCTCATAGTTTCTTTTTCAATCCATGATACAACCATTTCTTCTGTTACTTCTGCAAAAGGCATAGTTACAGGATAATTGAACCACCAGTTTCCCTCTGTTTCTACTAATCTATCATCTTCACTTGCTGTTACATAGTATTTAGCATGAGTGATTATCTCATTCTCAGCAGATATTTCTAATATTTTCCATACGTAATTAATCATTTTAATGCCTTCCATATTCAAAGCCACTTGCATGATCTGTATTAGGTAAGCCTACATGATAACCAATAGCTGAACTTGCATCTGTCTGAAAACGACAATGAATTGCTATTCTGCCTGATTGCTTCCAACCAATCCCACCTTGAAACAAGTGTGTAGGACTAGCACGTAGTTGCATGAAGAAAGCAAAGGGTAAGCCAAACCTTACAAATACACACGCATTAGCATACTGCCAATTTGTCGGTACTATCTTAGGGATAAATGACCACTTACCCTCTACTGTAAATAACCAAGCAATACCGATTGTTTTAATCCATGTATCGTCTAAGCAGAATGGGAATAAATTTAATATTCCGTCATACCACTTTCCAAAGTTTTCTAAATGTTTAGCCATGATTAAACTGCACTCGTAGAAGCTAATAGATAATAAACTGTACCGCCAATATTAATTGCTACTTTGTTAGTAACAGTACCTAATACTGAAGCAGTTACACCTGTAGATGAAAGCATATTACCAGTTACTGTAGGTAAAGTAATAGTTGCTGTACCTGCTACTGCTGGCGCACTTAATGTGACACTTCCGCTGGTATTTCCAGCTACAACTATTGAACTCATGGGGTTACCTCTGCTGGTTCAGGTGTGTTGCCTTCGGATAGCCATTGAAGGTAGGCTTCTGATGTAACTAAACAACTTTCTTGTCTGCCATCATCTAATACTCGCCATACAACATCATCTATACCTGTCATAGGATTTCTAATTAGTTTCCAGTTCATCATAGTTCGCACCCTGTAAATAAAATTTGTGATGAAGTTGCATTTGAAGCTAATGTTGTGCAATTACCTCCTACCAATCCAGAAGAAGTTCCAATACCTATTTCTGCTCCTTCTGTTCCATAATACTGACCGCTAATAGTTGATACTGTTCCAGCGACTGTATATCCAGATGCGGTTAGATAAAATGTTGATGCTGCGGAGGTACTTGTTCCAGTGGGGGGTACTCGTGTAGAAACTTTAAAAGGCAAATAAATAGCTGCACTTGTAGTTGCAGTAGCTTGCCCTTGTCCAATTACTTGATTTACTGCTGTCATGTTCCAAGCTGGTAAATACCGCTGACACAAAGCTAACTCAGTCCCATAAGGTCTATAGTCAAAGCTAGTAGCAGTAGAGCCTTTTTCTAGTTGGACACCTGTGATGTAGAAGGTAGCTCCTGATGTGCCTACTACTGAGGTTGCGCCTGTGGCTGAAACAAACAAACCAGCTTGCCAAGAACCTGCTGTTCCGCTACCACCAGTAGCACCAACACCTAATCCATAATTTACTTTTAATCCGTTTCCATTATTTTTTAACCAATTACCAGTTGTATCGCCTGTAATAGTTATACTAACTTGTGTCCAAGTATTAGCTACAGGAATAGAATAGCTAAATGGATATCCTCGTGTTCCATCTGTATTATTTATTGCTCCTCCAAAAGTTCCAGTAAGGCTTGAGTAAACTCTAAATGATAATGTAACTGTTTGAGCATTTGTAGTTCCCCAGTTTAAATCAGCTACATTAAAACCTTCAATTGCTTGAGCAATAGAAAAAGTATCTCCTGTTAAAATTGAATAAGCAGATAAAGAAGTTACCCCTAAATAATTAATAAAACCTATTGGGGGTGTAACTGCCCCTGCATTTTGTTGAACTGAATATTTGCTAGCTTGACTCAATGTAGCAGAGAATCTATCAACTAAATATTGATTATTTGTAGGAGTAACACTAGCCCCTGCATTCCTTTGGTCAATCACCATAGCACCATTGATGATGCGATTTTTGAAGCCTGTGTAGTTAGTAGCTCCAGTTGTATTACCTGTACCACCTGATGTAACTGGGAGTGCATTAGCAAGTGAAATTATTTGACTAGCATCTATCGTTACTGCTGTAGTAGAACCATTTGTTTGTAGTGATAATGTAGTCGCACTACTTAATATAGGAGCAGTTAATGATGTTGCAGTTACACTACTAACAAAAGTAGCTGCTTGAGCTACACTTAATGTTAAAGCTGTTGTTCCACTATTCGTAGCGAGTTGTAAAATACCAGAGTTATCAGCACTTATGGCTACTCCGTTTGTTGTTGTTGCATTAATAATTGATGCCATGTGAATCTCCTAAATTTATAATACAACCCATTTTGAGCCTGAAGGTACTGTTACTGTTACACCACCTGCTACAACTGCACCTACACTCATAGCATTAGAGCCTGTTGGAATTGTATAGTTTACACTTACTGTTTGACTATTAACAAATAATCCATTTGTAGCAGATACTTGTGGAGCTGATAAAGTCGTACCTGTATAGTTTAATGCTGACGATTGATTAGGTGTAGTAGTACCTTGGCCATAAGGAATATAATTAGTAGTATAAGTAAATGATGGTGCTTTATTATTAAAAGTTGTCCAATCAGTAGAACTTAAAGCTCCTCTATTAGATGCAGAAGCCGTAGGTACTTGTAAAGTAATAACAGGTGTTGTAGTTCCTGTTGCTACTGTAGAACTAAGATCAGTTCCTGTTGTACCTAAAGTAATTGCAGCTACACTTGTTACTGTACCTAAATTGCCTGTTAAAGCTACACCATTAGCACTTAATACTCCTGTACT